TAGTTTACTACCGTGGTGAGCAATCCATCCCCATCTGGTTGCGTGATGCGTTAGAACATCAACAAGCTCAGGAGGCTGCATGAATACCCCTACCGTTATGCTTCCTTGCGTAAAGGAACCCCACCCTACGGATGACGTCATCTTCCTCATCGTAGAGGAAGGCCCGCAAGGCGAAGACCTCCTTACCTATGTGTGCCCGCGCTGTGAGGCGGTTCACACGTCCGTCGTAACGGTGCCGCGATGACAACGATGTTTGATGATGTGCATGTGTTTCGTAAGACCATGCAACTGCCAATTGGCGATGCGCCACATCTTTTGCGTGCAACCGAGGTATCCTACTTTGCGCGGTTCATCATGGAAGAGCTGAGTGAGTTCCTCCGCGCCAACGAGGAAGGCAACCTTGTCAAGGCAGCCGACGCATTGGTTGACCTTACTTACGTCGCAATGGGAGGCGCTCATGCCATGGGGTTACCCTTTAATGACCTTTGGAAAGTGGTGCACGCAGCCAATATGTGCAAGCAGCCTGCCACTGCGCTGTACCGCTCGGTGCGAGGCAATCAGTACGACGTTGTTAAGCCGGCAGGCTGGGTAGCACCTGAGGCTACCATGCAGGCTATCATTGACACCCATATCAAACTACGGAAGCTAGACAAACATGAACATGAATGACCTGATCAACGAATTTGTTGACCTCAAGGCGCAGCGTGAAGAGCTGTCCGAAAAGACAAAAAAGATCAATGAACGTATGTCCGCCATCGAGGCAGCAATTATGGAGCAAATGGCATCGGCAGGTTTGAGCCAGGCCGCAAGTGATAGAGCATCATGCAGCATGCGGCAAGTTAAGCGCCCCGTGATCAAGGATTGGAACATCTTTTACGCCCATGTGGCGGAGACAAAGCAATTCGAGCTGCTGCATAAGCGGCTTGCATCAACTGCTTTCAGTGAACGCTGGGAAGCAGGTGAGACCATCCCCGGTACTGACGTTTCGAGTAACTGGGAACTGAGCGTTCGTCGTAAGTAAATTCCTAATCGTCCTAAGGAGCATCAAATGGCTAAAGATAAAGAGCAGCAAAGCGAAGGCACGCAACTGGCCTTGTTTGAAGACCAATTGGCTGGCCTCGCCGCCCAGGCCGTCAAGGCTGAGCAGTCCACGGCAGGTGTGTCGTTCCTTTCCACACAAGGTGGTATCCTTAAGTGGCAAGGCAATCCCATCGCTGGCAACAAACTGCAGTGCGTCATCTTGGCATCGCCTGTTGAGCGGTTGTACTACGCCGAGCGCTACGATCCGACCAAGAAGGTTGGTCCTGCGTGCACGGCCATCAGCATCAACGCAATTGGTATGACGCCGGTACAAACGGGCGAAGGTTTGCCTGTGCAGCATCCCACCTGCGAAGGTTGCCCCAAGAACGAATGGGGCTCAGCCGCCAATGGTGGTAAAGGCAAGGCATGCCGTGAGACGCGGCGCTTGATTCTTCTCCCCGCCGATGCACTGACTTCACCTGAAGCCATTGCTGCAGCAGAGATCGCAGCCTTGCGGCCGCCTGTGACCAGCCTAAAGAACTACGCAGGCTATGTGCAGACGATCGCAGCAACGTACAAGCGCCCGCCCTTGGCTATGGTGACCGAGATCGCATTGGCACCGGATCCTAAGACGCAGTTCAAGGTAACCTTTAGCATGGTCAAAGCTATCGATGACGCAACATTGATCACGGCATTGATGGCACGTGCTACACGGGAGACCGAGGCTGCAATCGCTACGGCAGGTGTCGTTGATGGTGACGATGCCGGCACGACGCAATCCACACGCTTCTAATAGTCACGGGGGAAAGCGGATGCTACAAGGATGCTGCACTCAAAGGCGCAACCAAGTAGACGTAGCGAGTACCCCACCCTTTTTTGGAGCGTGTAATGCAACCACCTGTTTTTCTTGACTTTGAAACCGAGGGCATTGCCCCTCGGCCTAAGTATCCGCCGGTGCCTGTGGGCCTGGCTGTGTATGACCCCTTGGATACCTTCGCCAATGGCTACCATGCCTTTGGCCATGCTGTGGGCAATAATACTACCAAGGAAAAAGTAGCAGCCCTATTGACCTCGATCTATGCGTCTGGCCGTACCATGTGCTTTCACAATGCCATGTTCGACCTGGATGTGATTGAGACGCACTTTGGTCTTGCCATTCCGCAAGCCACCTTACTGCATGATACGCTGATCATGGCCTTCTTGCATGATCCGCATGTACGATCCTTTGCCTTGAAAGAGCTCGTTGTCGATTGGCTAGGCGTTAAGCCTGAAGAACGTGATGAGCTTAAGGAATGGATCATTGCCAATGTGCCCGAGGCCAAGAAGAAAAAGTCTACCTGGGGTGCCTACATCTGCCGTGGGCCTGTTGACCTTGTAGGTCGCTACGCAATAGCTGACGTGCGGCTAACTAGTGAGCTGTACGACTTCCTCGTTGATAAGGTTTTGCCTGAACAGGAAGAGCCTTACCTTCGTGAGCTAGAGTTGATCCCCATGCTGCTTGAAAACTCACGGTTAGGTGTACGGGTAGACCGTGATGGCTTGCATAAAGCAAAGCTGCAAGCAATAAAAGACCTGGCGTTGTGCGATGTTTGGGTTCGTGCATTATTGAATTCTCCTGAGTTGAACATTGACAGCGATGCGCAGCTGGTTGATAGTATTTATCCCACCGACTTCTGGGACAAAACAAAAGGCTGGCCTACAACAGACAAAGGTGCCCCTAAGGCCGACAAGGAAACACTAGGGGAGATCCTCACACACTTGGAGCTTAAGGATGTCCTTAGATATCGAGCCAACCTATCAACATGTTTGTCAACTTTCATTGAGCCCTGGCTGGAAGCTTCTACATCTACAGGCAGAATCTACACAAACTGGAACAGTGTACGAGGTGAACGTGGGGGCACCCGGACCGGCCGGCTCTCCTCAACACCTAACTTTCAAAATGCACCTATCCGTTATCCGAAGGTACAGCTCCCCGACGATCTCCCCGTTGCAGCCCTCCCGCTCATCCGCAGCTTCATCTTAGCCGATGAAGGCCACAAGCTTGTAGCATGCGACTTCAACGCGCAGGAACTACGTATCTTTGCGCACTTTGAAGGCGGCAACCTGATGCAGCAATATCAGAAGGATGCCCGCGCTGATCTGCATACCTATGCCGCAACTATGATGACTGAGGCATCCGGCCGTGAAGTAAGCCGCACGTACAGCAAAGGCGTAAGCTTTGCGATTCTGTATGGCGCCGGGCCAAAGAAAATCAGTGAGATGCTGGAGGTGTCGTATGACATGGCCCGTACTTTGATGGATGCCTATACCACCGCTGTGGCACCGGGGCTCAAGTCCATGCAGGACACAATGCGTACGCGGTATAAGCTGGGCCAACCATTGCGTACTGTAGGCAACCGCATGGTGAAGATGGAGCCTGCCAAGATGATCAATGGTAGGTACCGTGAGTTTGACTACAAAGGTGTCAACCTACTAATTCAAGGCTCGGCTGCTGATCAGGCCAAGGCCGCCATGCTGCTGTTTCAAAAGACACGCAACGGCAGCCGGCTTTTGCTTAGTGTGCATGATGAATTGGTCATCTCGGCGCCTGAAGACGCAATTGAACGTGAAGCAAACTGCCTTATGCATGCCATGTGCAACGCCGTTGCAATGGATGTGCCTATGGTTTCTGACTATAAAGTTGGTAACACCTACCAGGACACAAAATGAGCTTCTCACATTCATCTATCTCATCGTACGAAACGTGCCCTTTAAAGTACAAGCTTACACGCATTGATCGACTTGAAGAGCCTAGCGGCATTGCAGCAGAACGTGGCACGCTTATCCATGCTGAGTTTGAGGAAGCCATTAAGGGGCTTACCTTGGTAGATACCACACGCACCTGGTGGGTTGAGTACCTGGAGCAGCTTAAGAGCAAGAACGCGCAGCCTGAAGTGCGAATTGGCTTGACCAAAGACTGGCAGCGATGCGACTTCTTTTCTGAAGAAGTGCATTTGCGCGGTGTCTTTGACGTGATCTACTTTGAAGATACCTGGGCCCACGTGCTGGATTGGAAAACAGGTAAAGAGCGCGACTACACCGAGCAGCTTAAGCTATACGCGGCCATGATCTTTGCGTACTACCCATGGATTACGCGTGTGTCAAAAGAGATTTGCTACGTCGACCATAACCGCCGCGTCAGTCAAGGCATCACCGAGCGTGACGAGTTTGAAAGCCTTAAAGCTTGGGTGGATGGCAGGATTGATCGTATTGGCAATGACAAGGTGTATGCGCCTAAGCCGACATACCTTTGCAAGTGGTGCCACTTTCGCAAAGACAATGGCGGGCCTTGCGTATGGTAAGCGTGCTGCTTGAACGCCACCTTGAGCAATACTTTTCAGCGCAATGCAAAAAGCGCAATTTGCTAAGTCTCAAACTGCATGTACGCTTTAATCGTGGTTGGCCAGATCGGCTTGTCATTTTGCCTGATAGACGCGTACTGTGGGTAGAACTAAAACGGCCTGGGGGTACTACCTCAGCACTACAAGATAAGTTGCATAAAGACCTGTACATGCGCGGCCATTTGGTGCATGTCATTGACTCTAAAGAAGGGATTGATCATGTTCTGGGAACCGCATGAGTATCAAAAGGAAGCAGTCAAGTTCTTGGTCTCCAACGGCTCAGGCGCATTGTGGCTTGACCCGGGCTTAGGCAAAACTGCTGTTGTGCTGTCTGCGTTTCGTGCATTGCACTTGCAAGGCATGGCAAAAAAGATGCTGGTGATTGCGCCATTGCGCCCCACCTACATGGTGTGGCCGCCGGAAGTAAAAAAGTGGGAGCAATTCAGCCACTTTTCGGTTGGAGTTTTGCATGGTGGCAACAAGGCCCGTGAGCTGGCAAAGAACCACGCCATTTACGTCATCAACTTTGAAGGCTTGCGCTGGTTGTCCACAGCGTTGCGTGATAAGCCTTGGCCTTTTGACATCCTTGTTGCGGATGAAATTTCGTACCTGCGCAATACGCAGACGCAGCGTTTCAAAACACTCAAGCCTTTGCTTAACAAGTTTGATCGGCGATGGGGATTGACGGGCTCACCTGCACCCAACAGTTTGATGGACATCTTTGGGCCGCAATACATCATTGACCAAGGGGCTACCTTTGGCCCTTACATTTCGCGATTCCGCACCGAGTACTTCTATCCTACAGGCTACGGCGGCTTTGAATGGAAGCTAAAGCCTGAAAGCGAGCAAGTGATTTACTCTAAGTTGGAAGGTAAGGTTCTACGGATGGCAGCTTTGGATCACTTGGACTTGCCTGAGCTTACCTACAACACCATCAATGTTGAGCTGCCCGCTTCTGCGCGTAAGATTTACGACGCGTTTGAAAAAGAACTAACCATTGAGTTGGCAGAAGGCGACATTACGGCCGTCAATGCTGCAGTGGCTGTTATGAAAGGCCAGCAAATTGCCAATGGCGGCTCATACTTGGATGGCCCAACTCGTGTTTCCACGTCAATACATGACGCCAAGACGGAAGCCGTACAAGATCTTGTTGAAGAATTGTCAGGGCAACCTTGCATCATTGGCTACCATTTTCAGCATGACTTGGAAAGACTGAAAGCCGCATTCCCGACTGCACCGGTCATTGGCTCCGGCGTTGTAGGCGCCAAGCTTGAGGGCATCATACAGGATTGGAATGCTGGGAAAATTCCTGTCTTGCTTGCACACCCAATGTCTGCCGGGCATGGTCTAAACTTGCAAGGCTCAGGGCATGCGGTGATCTGGTACTCTTTGACCTGGTCACTTGAGATTTACGAGCAATTCATTCGCCGGCTTTGGCGCCAAGGCCAGCGCAACCACATTGTGGTACACCATATCGTGGCAAAAGACACGATTGATGAGGCCATTATGCTCGCAGTTCAGAAAAAGGACAAAACGCAACAAAACTTGCTGACAGCAGTCAAAGAGTACATAAAGCGTGATATGATTGTCTCTGTTGATCATTGAAAGGTATACACCCCATGCAGTACATCTATCCCATTGTCGTACAACTTACAAAGGACTGACTTATGTCTGAGCTACCCCGTTACGCCCGTTATCCGAAGAACAGCGTCATCACCGTACTGGCCACGGAAAACCCAAAGAACAAAGGCACGTTGGCATTTCAACGTTTTGCGTTGTATCAGTCGGGTATGACCATTGCCGAATACGTGGCTGCTGGCGGCCGTACTGGTGACATCAAGAATGATGTTGCATCACAGTACATTTCAGTCGAGCTTCCGGCGGAGGCATAATCGTGCGTATCCTTATCACAGGCGTAACCGAGACGCATATCAATCATCCTGATCGCGCAAAGTCTACAAAGTTTGCGTCTATCCCTGAACTTATGCGTCTGGGTTTCAACATACTAGGCCATACGGTTGACCACCGCGCGGTTCGCCTGGATGAGGACTTTGCTGCGTATGACCGCGTTTTCGTCTATCTGTATCCTTTGGACGCGAACGCGGTCAATGCGGAGCAAGTAGTGCATGTGTTGCAAAAGCGGCCAGATGCCCCTGTGTGCCTCGATGACTGGTCCTTCCAAAGGATCTTACCCTCATGGGTGCCGATGGTCTCTGAGGCCTCTCTGGTGGATCGTACATGGATAGCCCCTTTATTCCCCTGGGGCAACCATGACAAGCTTAAACTGCCAGTCAAGCAATTGCATGCGTGGGATCCTTCTTCGCTGTACCAGTCGCATGGCATGCCTGCTGTGCATAAGCTGTCGTGGCAGCAAAGAAAGTCAGAGTGGTACAACGCCAGCCTATCGGCTGATTCCCATCTTTGGGCGCAGCGCCAACGACTGACTTGGCCTGTGCATGCCATTGGTGGTAAGGCACTGGGTCAACCTCGCAAGTTGGAGTCTGACATCGTCTGGGATTACGGCTCTTACAAAGGCATACTGTGCCCCAGCTATGCGCATGCAGGCTCCGGTTGGTGGCGTGTAAGGTACCTACATGCTCAAGCTGCCGGTTGCATCTTAGGCGGCGATGAGGCAGAACTTGCAACCATTGGAACTGCGTACAGCTTTACTTTACGAGAAATTGAGGCCATGTCTGACATGCAGCAGGCAAACTTAGCACAGCAGCAATCGCAACAACTAAGCGCACGACTTGCAACTTTGCATGACACGCTTTCAGCATTAGAGGATTTTCTATGATCATTATTCTTGAAGGCCCGGATGGCTCGGGCAAAACGCAATTGGCAGACACATTGCGGCAACGGCTTCAACGTGAGCGCATGGTGCATATCGCAAAGCATGGCCCATATACAGGCGTCAATGCCGCTGATCTATGCCGCATGTACTTCAGGACTATGACACCGGCATTGACCTATGACGACCATGTCATCATGGATCGTGCGTGGATCTCGGAGCCTATTTACGGAGATGTGTACCGCAACGGCGCAAATCGTGTTGACATGCCTCGGCGGCGCATGCTGGAAAGATTGGCTCTTTCTCGAGGTGCTGTCCTGGTGCTATGTCAGCCTCCTTTTGAAAATTGCGCCAAAGCGTTTGCGTCACGGCAAAAAGAAGAATATCTTGACAATCTTGAGCAGCTTAAAGATGTCTACGAGGCGTATGATAGCCTTGGGCAAGGCATGGCTCTACCCTTGGAGCATTATGACTACACGCAAGATAGCGTGGATGGCTTACTGGATAGAATCAAGGACAGATCAATTGACAACAAGGCTGCAGGTGGTGGCTGCTTTGATGAAGGTAATATCCTCCTGCTATGCGACAAAGGCCCCAGAACAAACATGCGTGCGTCTGCCTTGATTGTTCCATTCATCAACTTCTTGGATAATGATGGCCCAAGCCGTATGCTGGCTCAAACTCTTGAGCGCGAAGGCGTCTCTGAAAATCAGGTGTACTGGATCAACACGCAAACACACCAAGGGGTACCTACCAATCCTGACTTCATTGCACAACTCCAACCATCAAGTGTGTTTGCCTTAGGCAACAATGCATACGCATGGGCGTTGAACAGCAATGTAGAAGCCATAAAGCTGCCACCGCCTTTGCATCACATACAGCACTACCCTGACCAGCCATACGCCATCATGGAGCGCGATCATGGAAATAGCTAAAATCAACGCAGAGTGGGATTTGCTTAAGCTATATCAGGCGTTGCATACGCATGGCGCATGGTATAGCCCCCGAGGTGAGCGGACATTGGAGTTGCAAAACTTTACGTACACCGTTGCGCCGTACGTACGCTTCAATGCTTTTACAGGGCGCAATCTCAACCTGCCGTACATCAAGCGGGAAATGTCTTGGTATATCAACGCCGACCCTACGGATTTGTCAATTGCTGAGCATGCCGCGCAGTGGGGCAAGATTGTGCTTAATGGAAAGCTCAATAGCAACTATGGGTCATATTGGTTTGGGCCGCATGGGGCGCTATGGATTGCAAGCATTCTAGAAAAAGACAACTTTAGCCGCCGAGCCGTCATCCCTATGTATGGCACTGATCTGGATCATCTTGCGGCGGATGCCACGGACGTGCCTTGCACAATAGCAATTGAGTTTAGAATTCGTGATGGTCGCTTGTACTGCCGCGTAATCATGCGATCGCAAGACATTTTGTGGGGCATGGGAAATGACCTACCTACGTTTAGCTTTTTGCATGAAATTGTGGCCGCATTGCTTCGCATAGAACGCGGCGACCTAACGGTGTCGGTAGGCTCCTTTCATGTGTATGAGTCGCGCATAAAGATGTTCAACGCCATCATTGCAAACAATGAGTTTAGCAGTCATGATCTTGATTATCCGCCATTCATTGCGCATGAAGAAGCAGTAGCATTGTGCAACCGCACAATTGATCCAAAGTTTGGTTTTTCGAAGTGGTTGTTGTCGTTGTAACTTGTATGTAGTTATTTTTGATAATTGAAAGGAGTCTTTATGCAAGCCATCTTAGGTACCCTCGTATTTGCAGCCAGTGTCATGATACTAGCAATCATGTGTTGGGTTGCCACCATCTTTTTGTTTTCACTTGTTTGATAGGGGCGCAACATGCGATTAGCAGATGCAATCAACAGCCTTTGGGCATACGACCCTTTGGCCCCCGAACTAATTCCGGTCGAAAACTGCAAGCCTGTTGACCCTCGACGATACGATGAGCGCCGTAAGGCGTGCATTAAGTACCTGCGGGAAAGGAACTTGTATATCTTGGACGGGAAATTCACTCCCACCAAGGCAGCAAACACTGACATTACTGTCGTATTCAACCGCGAACGCTCAACTCTTGGAACTCAACTTATACAGGTGGCAAAATGAAATTTATCGCAATTGCATTAACGACCCTTTTGGGTGCATGTGCTTCTTTCCCAGGTGCTACTACCAAGGTGGAGCCGGTCGTGGCGCCTGCAACCCCTGATGCAATCTCTGGGCTTGCCGTAGAGAAAGAAGTGCAAGCACTGACTCGAGCAGAGGTCATTGCCGGCATCAATGAATGCGAGGCGGCAGGTCTTCGACCCGTGGTGCTATCTACGAAGCGCAGAGTCAATGGCCAGCAAATCCCAGCAGTGGTGGAGATTACATGTCTGCCAAAAATACAATCAAAATAAGGGAGTTAGAAAATAATGAATGACGTAATCTACACACCGCGCGCCAAGCGCTTTTTAAATGCGTCTGCCAAATGCAGCAAGTGCCATGTTGTAAAGCCCCCATACGAGTTTCATACAACAAAGTACGCAACGCTAAACAGTTGGTGCAAAGACTGCACAAAGAAAAAAGCTAAA